ATTATTAATTATGGCATCAATTTTTTCACTTAGAAACTACGTCATGAAACAAATCATGAAAACCAATAAAGAAGGAATTATGCAAATTCCAAATAAAAATAAAGTAGACTTTGGTGAAATGATTATTAGAGAAAATTTATTTAGAAAAGGTATTGATCCTAAAACAATTACCAATGAACAACAATTAGATAATATTTTAAACACTCCAACTGTATCACCAAAGCCAATGCCTAAAAAATCTGGCGAAGTTATTGATGTTGATTTTGGTAAACCTATTGATCCAGAAGACATGGCAGACGGCGGTGTTGCAGGATTACTGGGTGAGAGACCTGGGTATAACAAAGGTTTATCTGTTTTAGGTTTTACACCAGAACACGCAGCAGCCGTAGATGAAATGGATAAAAATTTTACTGGAAGTCAATTTGATTATGCAGCTGCCTCAACAAAAGATATGGTAGATAGAGCATCAAATCCATTAACAGCCGTAGCAAGCGCTGTAGGTAATGTTGTTGGAAGACCTGCTTATGACTTTGTAGATGCTGCACAAAAATATTCTGATAAAGGTTATCAAGGAGAATTTAGTTTTACTCCTCAAGGAGCAAAAGATTTTTATGGAAATTTAAAATCGTTGGGATCGGAATTTTTAAATCAAAAACCTGGTACTATGATGGGAGGTGCACTTAAAGGAGGTATACAAAGTTTAGGTACAACATTAGGAGAAAGTATTTATGATGTAGTTAATCCCACACCTGCAAACGCAGATGAAATTGATATGAAAGCAATGATGGCTAAAGAAGCACAATTTAAAAAAAAACAACAACAAACAAAAACTTTTAAACAAATAGAAGCAGCGGCAGCACAAAAAGCGGCTAAAGAAGCAGCGGCTAAAGAAGCAGCGGCTAAAGAAGCAGCTCAAAGAGCTGCAACAAAACAACAGGCAGCACAAAACAAAGCTAGCGGTAGAGGTGGTTATCAATCATCATGGGGTGGCGGTGGAGGTGGCGGATTTATGGGTGGTAGCGGTACGGCTGCTGAAATGGGATCATTTGCAGATGGCGGACCAGCAAGACAAAACTTTGCCATGGGCAAACGTGCATTTTTAAAATTAATGGGTAGCGTTGGCGCAGGTATTGCAGGACTTAAAACAGGAATTGGTTTAGGTGGTAAAAAGGTTGCAACAGAAGTTGCAAAAGATGTTGCAACAGGATCAGGAACTCCTCCTCCTTATTTTTTTAACTTAGTTAAGAAAATAAAAAATTTAGGTGATGATGCAGTAGCATCACAAGATAAAGCTAGAGCATATAAATATAAAAATTACACAATGGAAGAAGATTTTGCCGGTAATATAGAAATTAAAAAAACTAACTATGGTATGTTTGGTGATGAAATAGCTCCAACAGAAGAAGTTTATATAAGTTACAGAGTAGATGAAGTTCCATTAAAGGGTAGAGGTAAGAAAAAATCTACAAAAGTTGAAGAGTATGAAGAATACACTGCAAGACCCGATGAAGATGGTAAGATGAAAGACGTTGAAAGTGGTGTACCAGATGATGTTATTGAAGATGGAACTGTGTTTGAAGACAACATGACAGAGTTTGGAATGACTAAAAAAGCATCAGGCGGCCGTGTTCCATTAGCCGGTGGTGGTGGCGGATTTGCTTTTAAATTAGCAAAAAAATATAGACAATCAAAACAGTATAAAGACTTTATTGAAAAATTATTTGTTAAAACATCAAATGAAATTAGAAGAGGAGAAGGAGCATTTAAAAATCTATCTGTAAATGAAAAAATTAAATTACATGACGATCTTACTAAAGAAGTTACAAACTATCAAAAAACTGGAGAACTCCCAGAAAGTGCACACCAATATTTTGGATTTAATCCAGAACAACAATATGCAGACAGCTTATTACAAAAACAATTAAAAATGACTCCAGAAGAAGAATTAAGACAAGAGTTTCCCGGAATTTTAACAGATGAAATGGTAAGTAATATTTTAACAGATACAAATCAGCAAAGAATAGCCGAAGTTAAAGCAACAATGAAAGAAGCATTAAAGATGCAAGAAAAAGGAATGGGTACTGACGAAATTTTACAAACATTTGAAAAAACACCAAGAACTAAAAACGCATCAGGCGGTATTGCAAGATTGTTAGGTGAATAATGGATATACTAGAATACATAAAACAGATGCAAGAAATGTATGGTGATGATGTTATTACCACTGCTGATAAAATAAACAGACCAGAACCTAAAAGAGAAGTTAAAGAGATAGAACTATTTAATGAGTTTAATACACGTAATCCAAAAACAGATGGTGGGAGAATTGGGTTTAATGAAGCAGGGTTAGTAGAAACAGCTAAAAATAAATTTACTAAATTAAAACCTGGTTCAACTGTTGATTTACAAAGTCTTTTAAATGAATTGGGCGTTGAAGGAAAACCTGCAAGAACTAGAGTAGGTATGAGAATAAAAAGACTTTTAGGAAATGAATTTCCAGAGCTTAAATTTTTAGGAGCGGTAGAAAAACTACAAGCTCAAGAAACAAAATTAATTAATTTTTTACAAGACAGGATTAATAAAGGAGAAACTAGATTTGAAGGAGGATTAGAGGAAATAAAAAAATTAGCAAACGTTGAACTTGAAGTAGGAAGAGTAAGTGATGCTATGAGAGCTAATTTTCCAAAGACATTTATCTATAGAGGAGTAACTATGGATAAACTTCCTGATGCATTAGTAGACGAAATAATAGAATTAGGTAAGATAGAAAATGCTGCAACAATAACTAAACAATTAAAAGACAAACTTCCTTTTCAAGCAGGTAAAAAATTGGAAACTACTCTTGTAAATAATATTTTAGATAAAGCAGTTAATGAAGGATTATTAGAAAAAAAATTTGAAAGAAGAGGGGGTTCAATTTTATCAGTTACAGAAACCACTAGAAGAGATAATTTAATTAAAGATTTTATAGATAGAAATCCTGACATGGATAATGCTCATGCTATTGCCAAAGGTGTAAATGCAGAAAACCCTGATTTAAATATGAGTAAAAAGTTTGTATATGATGACAAAACGGATAAAGGTGCTATGAAACGTTTAGGCTTAGAAGAAATAATAAAAACTAGACACGCAAAAATTTTTCCTGAAGTAAAAGCTTTAGATAAAATTATTAAACAAAATATGGATTTAATTAATTCAAACATGTCTCCAGAAGCTATAAAAAATGAGTTAATAAAATTATACGCAAAAGAAACAAATAAAAGTTTAATTCAAGCAGAGTCAGAACTTGTTACTAGAATGAGAAAATTAGGAAAGTTATACGCGGGTACTGAACAAAGATACGAAAAAAAATTATACGATCAAATAAAAATACCTAAAAATTATATAAATTCTAAATTTCAAGAAACTTTTATAGCTGTAACGGATCGAGCTGGAAAAGTAAGTAATATAAATATGGCTGAGTTATTAGGACTTTCTAAAAGTGATATAAAATTAATACAAGGAACGTCTAATATGATGAACGCTTTTGATTTTAAAGTAGCGGGAGATCATACAGATATTAAAGCTATGATGAGAAACTTTCCTAATTATAGAAAAAATTTTACTAGAATAGAATACATTAAAGATAGTTTAAATGAGTTTAAAAGAAGTTATGATACACAAATTAATAAGCTTAGAAAAAAAGCACAGGGAACATTGGATCCTAGGCTTCAAAAAAAATATTTAAAACAAGCCAAAGATCTTGCTGCTGAATTTAGAAATAAAACTGGATATAAAATAGGAACATTTGGTTTAGATTTTAGTAGATCTAACACTGGATTAGGAAGAGTTACTATTAATCCGCAAACACTGCGATTACCTGATTTAAAAAATCCATATAATAAAACTTTACAAATAGCTATGAAAAATTTTGAAACAACAGGTACACCCACTGATAAAAATGTAATAAAATTTAAAGGAGTTGATAAAGAATTTATGGAGGCAAATGCAACTGATAGAGAAGAAATTTTGCATAGAATTAAAGGAACTGAAGAAGCAAAAAATAGTAAGTATTTAAGAGCTTTGCAAAAAGTTCCTAAAATTGGAAAAATTGCTACCGCTGTTATTGGTGGAACAGCTGGAGCAGCAGCTATTTCTACATTAGCTAATGCAAATGAACCAGGACAAGTGCCCCAAGGATTAAGTATTGGAGAAAAAGCAGCGGTGGGAGCTGGAGCAGCAGGAGCATATGCAGCAAGAAAACCAATTAAATCTGCATTAGGTAAAACATTTAGAACTTTAGGAACAAGAGCAGCGGCGTTGCCTTTTGCAGGTTATACTATTTATGATAATTTAAAAAAAGGTGAAAATATAGTTGATGCAACACTAGACCCTTTCGTTGGTGCAGAATTAATGTTTCCAAATTTATTTAAAGAAAATGTTGCTAAAATTACTAGCAATCCTACATTACAAAAAATATTAAAAGTTGGAAAGTATGGTAGAATGTTTACACCAGTAGGAGCAGGTATAACAGCTGTTGGTTTAGGAATTGATGCATATAAAAAAGCTCGTGATGAATATCAATTAATGAAAGGCATGACAGAACAAGAAAAATCAGATTACTTAGCTGATCAATATGAAAATTTAGGTGGCGTGTTCGGAGAAGGCGCAGCAGATGGTGGTCTAATTGGTGACAAATCAGGACCAGCACCAGAATCAGGACCCATGTCTCAAGGCTTGCGTTCTTTGTATAATAATGGTAGAAAACTTTAGGAGTATAAATGGCAGAAATAGACAAAGGACTCCCTAACACTCGTACTGAATTAAAAGTTCCAGCACCGGAACAAGAAGTCGATGTTATGGAACAACAAGAACAAAAAGGTCCAGTAGAAATTACACCCGATGAAGAGGGTGGTGCAACAATTAACTTTGAACCAAGTTCAATTAACCAAGCAAGCTCACAATCACATTTTGATAATTTAGCAGACATATTACCAGAAGATGTTTTAGATCCAATTGGTTCTCAACTAAGAGGCAACTATATGGATTACAAAACATCTAGAAAAGATTGGGAACAATCTTACATGAATGGTTTAGATTTATTAGGATTTAAATATGAAAATCGTAATGAACCATTCCAAGGTGCTTCAGGTGCAACACACCCAGTTTTAGCAGAAGCAGTTACACAATTTCAAGCGTTAGCTTACAAAGAATTAATGCCAGCAGATGGCCCAGTTAGAACACAAATAATTGGTTTGTCTAATCCTGCAAAAGAAGCTCAATCACAAAGAGTTAAAGATTTTATGAATTATCAGTTAATGGATCAAATGAAAGAATACGAATCAGAGTTTGATCAAATGTTATTTCATTTACCATTAGCAGGTTCTACATTTAAAAAAGTTTATTATGACGATTTACTAGGGAGAGCTGTTTCTAAGTTTGTCCCTGCAGACGATCTTGTCGTTCCGTATACAGCTACCTCATTAGATGATGCGGAAGCAGTCGTCCATGTAATAAAAATATCTGAAAACGATTTACGTAAACAACAGATAAATGGTTTTTACTCAGATATTGAACTTTCAAAACCTTCATCTGCATCTGATGCAGATAAGGTGGCGGAGAAGGAAAGAGAATTAGAAGGAACAACTAAATCAGCAAGAATGGAATCTATGTATACTTTATTAGAGTGTCATCTTAATTTAGATTTAGAAGGTTTCGAAGATGTTGGTGAAGACGGTCAACCAACAGGAATAAAATTACCTTACGTCGTAACAATCGAAGAAGGTAGTCAAAAAGTTTTGTCTATTAGACGAAACTTTGCGCCCAATGATCCACTGAAAAATAAAATCCAATATTTTGTCCACTTCAA